TGTAGAAGACGTACTGAGAAAGTACATCAAAGAACGCATAGCACAACAAGACGCGGACGATATTGAAAGTCGTTTAATGGATGCTGTTGATAGACAGATAAGGATTGCGCTAGAAGATAACGAAAGCGCCGTTTCAAAGGATGCAAAATGAAACCAGACAAGGTAACAGCGCGAATGTGGGCTTACGACGAAGCAGTCTCAGGGCTTCGCCAATATGAGCCGGATGATGATATTGACGGGGTGACGAAAGAGCTACAAATGCGAGAATGCGAAGCCCTGGCTAAGATCATCGAGAACCACGGCAAACGCTGGTACATGAACGTCGTAATTGACAACGAACCAAACAACCAAAAACATGGAGGGTGAGGGGATGAGCAGACCTAAAGAACTTACCGAAAAAGAGACAGATGCACGTATCGCGCAGCTTGTCTCCGAAGTTGCTGCGGGAAAAGAATGGAAATATCGTGAAGGTCATAAGGAAGGTTTTAAGACTCTCACCTTTCACAAAACATCTGTCTATTGGCTTATCCGATCTATAACAATGTATGGCGTGCGAAACGTTGCCATAAAGGAACTCAAATGACCCCCACAACCCCCGACCTTTCGCCAAGGGGCCCAGTAGTAAAAAATCCCATATACCCACCCATGGACTTTGTCACATTAAACGATTACAACGCCTTAAGGAAGGTAGCGGAGGCGGCGCTTGGGGTGATTGAAGCTAATCGAATGATGGATGACGCGGAAGATTCCATCGCTATTTCTGATGCCGGAGAACTCGGCATCAGACGTATCATTGCCCTCGAAGAGGCTTTGAAGGGGTTTGATAGATAAGAGGGTTGTGTAAAATTATTAGGAATGCTACCCTAATCGAGGAGACGCTTAGTTATGTGGAAGGTTATTCCAGGCTATGAAAATTATGAGGTATCAGACAAGGGCATTGTAAGGAGGTCCATCGCTGGGGCCGGTGCTGTTGTTGGTAAAATTAGAGCACCTTACTTGCAAGATGGGTATTTAATGATAACTTTTGGAGCTAAGCACGAAAGGGTCCATAGATTGGTCGCGCTTGCTTTTTTAGGCAATCCGCCTATTGGTAAAAATGAGATTAGACATCTTGATGGGGTAAAAACAAACAATAAGATTTCAAATCTTTGCTGGGGCAATAGGTCGGAGAATGTTCAAGATGCTATAAGCCATGGGGCAACAAAGAAACAGGGACTTCTAATACGTGGTGAAAATAACGGTAAATCCAAGTTAAGAAATGAAGACGTAGAAACAATTAAGCGTATGAGCAACGAAGGTATTTCCTATTCAAAAATAGCTGCCCATTTCTCCGTAAGTAAGAACGCTATTTATAAAATAATGAGTGGTAAATCTTGGATCGATCAATAGCTACAGGGGTTCGATTCCCCTACTGCCGATAAAATGGTATACTCTCTCAAGAGGTAACCATGAAAGATAGAATCAAACCCGAGGCAAAAGAGCTTTGCGCGAATCTGATTGCTTCGATTTTTTCCAATACAAGCTGGCGTGGAACACTATCGCCACAGCAAGCAATTGAACAAGCTGGAGAACATGCCACCATGATTATGGATCTTGTCGGCGTAGATTGGGAAATAAAGAAGCGCGGTCCTAAGCCAAAGACTGAAGAAGCAGAACAAACCGAGACTCCGGCAGAATAACACGTGGAAAAGAAGAAACACGCAGGCGGTCGACCACCTAAATACAATAAAGAACTACATCCTAAACTAGCCGCAGCTCTTGCGGCTCGAGGTCTTTCTAATCCTGAGATATTCAAGGAAATGGAGATTTCAGAGGCTACGTTTTATTACTGGTGTAATTCACACCCTGAGTTTTTGGAGCAGTTATCAAAGGCCAGAGAAGGCCGTGACGATCAGGTTGAGAATGCCTTGTTTAAGCGCGCTATAGGCTTTACATGGACCGAGGAGCAAGCAATCAAGGTTAAGGTCGATAAAGACAAAGAAGAGATCAAAATCATCGAGATTGAGAAGACTGTTCCGCCCGATACTCCAGCTGCTTCGCTTTGGTTAAGGAATAGAAGGCCAAACCGATGGAGCGACAAGCAGCAAGTTGAACATTCAGGGGAAATAAACGTTACTGACATGACCCCCGAACAGCGGGCTGCCCGAATAGCACAGCTAGAAGCAAAGAAGAATGCTAACCGCGCTTGAAGAGCGAGAATATTTAACACTACTTGAGTTTGAAGAAAGTGAAAGAACTTGGGTTGATAATGCCAATGAGGTATACCGGCCTTATTTTGACAACCATGATAGGTATAATCTATTTTATGGTTCGGCTGGTTCTGGTAAATCGGTATTCATAGCGCAGAGAATAGTAAGGAGACTTGATACCGAACCAGGCCACAACTATTTGGCTCTTCGCGGATTTTCGGTAACCAATAGGCTTTCTACATTCCCGCTTATCAAACAGATAATCTCAGAGCGTGGCCTTGAAGATCGGTTCGAGATCAATAAGTCAGAGATGACTATCACCCACAAAATAAACAAGAACCAGATTGTCTTTGCTGGCCTTGACGATGCTGAGCGATTAAAGTCTATTACCTTCCAAAACGGCCCACTAACAGACGCTTGGATAGAAGAGGCTACTGAGATATCAGAAAGCGATTTCATAACGGTTGATCTTCGATTGCGAGGATTGGCAAAAAGACCGTTCCAGCTTACGATTTCATTCAACCCTATTTCTGTGTTTCACTGGATTAAAGCCTACTTTTTCGATACTAAGCGTGATTCTTGCTCAATCCTCAAGACTACATACAAGCACAATAGATTCCTTGATGAGCAATACAAACGAACTCTGGAGGGTCTTAAAGAAGAAGCGCACAGAGTTTACGCACTTGGCGAATGGGGTCAACTCGAAGGTCTTATTTTCAAGAAGTTCGACATCAAGGAAATACCAGAAGGCGCAAAGCTTTTAGGTTACGGCCTGGACTTCGGTTATTCTTCCGATCCTGCTGCGCTTATCGAGATTTGGATGCACCGCAATGAGCCGTACTTTAAAGAGGTTGTTTACAAGACTGAACTTACCAACCAAGACCTCATGCACGAAATGGAAGAGGCTAACATAAGTAAGCTTGATGAGATCATAGCAGACTCCGCAGAGCCTAAGAGCATTGAGGAAATCTATCGAGAGGGTTGGAATATCTGGCCAGCAGTTAAAGGCCCTGACTCAATCAACGCCGGTATTAACAAAATGAAAGAGTACCGCATGCTTCACATTACACCTGAGTCAGTTAACTTGCAAAAAGAATTCTATGCCTACTCATGGAAGAAAAACAAAGAAGGCCAAGGCTTGCCGGTGCCGGTTGACGCATTTAACCATGGAATCGATGCGTGCAGAATGTTCCTTAATCGCCCGGCTATAAAATCGCCATTCAGTCAGAAATCGATAGCTCGGGCTACAAAAGGTGGAAAGCCCGTTCTATTCAAGCCAGAAGAGCAAACCAAGCGCGACGAACAAATCAAACGTCCAAGGTTGAAAATATGAGAAACTACATTGTATCCGTGTTTCCCGACCAATTAACAACGGTCGCAATACTTCACGTCGAATACGTCCCATTTCAGTCCTTGAAGCTTCCAAACGTGTCCCTACGCGAGAGGAATGAGTTTGTTGCTATAGCTCACCTTCGCAACATAGAGCAACTAGACTTAAGCCTTTCTGACGTTGTTGAGAACATCCACAAGAAAATGGACCACTCAGAGCTTTATATGGACTGTGACCTACTTGTGTATCAAAACGAATCAGGCTCGGGGCTTACTGACTTCATGAAACTCGCCGGAATGCTACCTATCGAAATACACGCCTCAAGCGGTGACCTTGTTTCCTCTCGTCCAAGAGGTTGGAATGTTCCGCGAAAAGATCTTGTCAATGCGCTTTCCGTGCTCATGGACACGGGCCGGTTCATAATCTCGCAAGACGAGGAAGACCCGGAATACACCGCCATTATCGAGAACCTACAAAAACAACTCCAATACTACGAGGAATCAAGCGAGCGAATTGATTTACTCATGCCAGCCGCTATGGGTGTCTGGTGGATAGCTCGCCAAGGCGCGGTACAGCAACCAAAGCAACCAGTCAACAAAGAAAAGAAATACAATCCTCTGTCCTACGGCATTTAAGGCTTGCAAATGCATATATACTATGTATACTGTATATCAAGAGGTGGATATGAAATCGCAAAGCGCCTACCAAATGATAAAGCAATCCCGCATGTTCGACCGGGCTACACTCCGAAGACTCAAGAAAATCCTTCGTCGGGCGCGCTACATTGTTCGGATGACTGATAATGGAGTCTGGCGCTAATGCCGCGCGAACTAGGCCACCAATTCTACAAGTACTCAAGAAACCGAGAAATCAACTCAACAGACCAGCGGTCTTGTATTGGTTTCTGTGGTGCGGTGCCTTGTTTAATCCGTACGTCGTGCTATCGTTATTATTCAGATGCGCAGGAAATGATAAATGTGGGTGACTTCAAGGCTGAACGCGGTTGTGATAAGTTCACGCCTATTTTGCCATCCATGACGGAGGAAGCATGAAAAAGACAATACTTATTGCCGTAGTGTCGGCTGTTATTCTGTGGTTTCTACCAGCCTGGACAATGGTCCATGAATACGGGCACGCGTTCCTTGCTTTGATTGCTGGTGTAGATCCTCGATACATCCAAGTCGATCTTGGCGAAACCTTCATTGCTCATGGCGCCTATATGAACTCTTTTCAGCTTTCGCTTATCTGCCAAGGTGGGTGGATGGCTCAAATAGCCTTTGTGTTCTTGGTTCTCGTATTCCGAAAAAGCGCTATCATGACTGGCTTAGCTTTGGGTATGCTTGCGACCATTACGCTTGAAAACCTATTTAGTGTCATTGGAGCAGGCGGTGATTTCCGTCAAGCTTACGCGTGGCTTGGTATCCCATTTTCCATTCTCTTGCAAGTAGTAGCGGCAAGTAGTATTATTCTCTCCATTCGGAGGGACTATGTCAGACTACAGTCCACAAAGAGGCAACGCGATACGCGAGGCGGCAGGCTTCAAACAAAGCTCGCCAAGTAAATCAGGTTCAAGCAATCAGCCCGGCGACTTGCTGGGCTATGATACCAAACAAGGTAAAGCCCGAGATTTCAACGTTGATACCTACAAGCAGCAAGCAATCGACGCCCTCGGTGAAGGCGCTGACCCTATAGCGCTTGCTACCTATGCCGCGAATGCCGCTCGATCTGACGGCTTTGGTGGCCAGGCGTTCCCTACCGCTGCGAACGATCTCAAGGCAGCTTTCGGGCTCAATCGGGGGGCCAAGCTCATTGATGATGGATCGGGAGATCGTGGCGGAGTATGGTCGCAGCAAAAGCTCGAGTCTTTCGTCCAGAACTTCAAGAACAAAAAGGCAGCCAAGGAAACAATGGTTGCGTATTCTAACGCCACGAGTATACTTCCTTGAAATACGACGAGAACGATTGCATCGAGCTAAATAAAGTTCTCACCCGTATGAAGCAAGTACGGGAGTATTGGCGTCCCTTGTGGGAACAAACCAGTAAATATGTAAACCCCCGCCGATTCCAAAATGAGTTCCAGAAATCAAGCACACAAACCGAAGGCAAGAACGAGACGACTGAGTTATTCGACTCGACCGCCGTCTATGCCGCGCAGACCTCAGCAAATGGTCTACAGGGATATTCCTGTTCCCCTGCCTATCCATGGGTACGGTTCGGATTTACCGACAAACAACTAACTAAGAACGCTTCCGCTAAAGCTTGGCTCGATATGGCTATGGAAAAGGTCTACGGAGCTTTACAGAGTTCCAACTTTTACACCGCGATCAACGAGACTATTCTTGACGGGGTTTCTATTTCAACGGCTACCATGTTCGTTGATGAGGATATTGCAAGCGGGCGAATCCGGTTCATTCCGATCAACCCGTGGGAAATATTCATTGCAGAGAATCCTTTAGGCGAGGTTGATGTAGTCTTTCGAAGATACCAGGAAACTCGCCGGAACATTTGGGAAAAATACCAGAACGGATTCGATAACACTGAGAAAGCCGAATACGAAAAGAAAGTCAAAGAAAACCCGCTTGAAACCGAATGGTTGATTCACGCTGTTTTCCCTCGCGATGGCATGGGGCCTAATCTCACAGAGATCGCTAAGCGAGAAGCACTAAACAAAAAGTTCGCCTCTGTGGTTTACATTGAAAATCAATCATCGTCTAAACCTCTCGATTGCAGCGGATACGACACGATGCCGTACCCTGTGTGGAGATATCGAAAGAACTCAAATGAGACATACGGTCGCGGTCCTGGAATTGACTGCACTTCTGACGCAATGATGCTCAACCAGATGGCGCGATCCCTTTTGATTCAAGCTCAATTCAATGCAGAACCCATGCTTCAAGCTCCGGCTTCTATTAACGATGGCCGGAGAGAACTAGATATCCGACCCCGTGGAGTTCAGTACTACGTAAATCCAGATGAACTTGTACAAAAGATCGATCTCGGCGGAAGTTACGAAATAGGCAAAGATCTCACTGCCGACCGAAGAAAGAGAATCGAGGAAAGCTTTCATCTTGATGTCTTCCTCATGATTAACAGCATTCCGCGAGAGGTAACTGTCCCTGAACTCGCGGAACGCCAGGGCGAGAAGGCAGCCCTTTTGGGCGCGGTGCTCGCACGTGCTGCCGCTGAGCTTTACAATCCGATTCTCACCCGGGTGATAGACATCCTCATGCGAAACGGAACCATTACCCCACTACCCGCAGCTTTGGGCGAAGGCGCTAAACTAAAGATTGAATACATCGGCCCTATGGCAGAGATGCAGCGCCGGTACCTAAAGACCACAGGATTTAATCAGGTACTTGGTTCGCTCGCTCCGATTGCTCAAGTTGGTGGGCCTCAGATATTTGACACCGTCGATTTGATGGGCATTGCAATGGACATCGTAGAAGAATCAAGTCTCCCTAACGAACGTAAGCGAACCAAAGAAGAAATTGACAAGATTGGCGAACAGCGAGCACAGATAGCGGCTCAACAGAAACAAGAAGCTATGCAATTAGCAATCATGAATAATGCGAGCAATATAGCTAAAGCTCAACAGCCAGGCAGCATCGGCGCTGCTCTTGGTTTAGGTGGTGGCGGATGACTCAGGTAAATGAAGAACTTCGAATGGCGTATGTAGAGTGCTTTTCAACTCCAGCGGGAAGAAAGGTGTTTGCGCACATTCTCATGAACATCTGCGCTTATTTCGGAGAAATCAGAACAGAAGACGACAGGATTCGGCACAATGTTGGCGCTGATATCTTGGGTCACGCGGGGCTTGGAGTTCCAAGAAAGTTCGAACCGCTTTTGAATGCATGGATAGAGCTACCAGAACCAGCGGAATACACAGAGGCAAGAAAATAGTTAATCGATTGATTAATTAAGGGAGTATATTTATAATGGCAGAAGAATCGACGTTGCTGGAAGACCAGCAAACCCAAACGACCGAGACGACTAAGGAAACGAAAACTGAGTCGAAGACGGAAGGGACCGGAACGTCAGCGGCAGAGTACACACCTCCAGGCCAATGGGTAGCCGCGTTAAAGGAAGAGTATCGAGCTGATAAAAGGCTTTCGGGTATGAAAGGGCCGTCCGATCTGTACGAAGCTTTTGTCAAACACGATAAACGACTGAGCGACGCAATTTTTATACCCGGAGAAACCGCAACGGATGCGGACAAGGCGGCCTACAGGAAAAGACTCGGGGTGCCAGATACACCGGATGGGTACGAGATACCCGACGAAGTTAATGGCGTCAAATTCGACCCAGAAAGCAAAAAGGCTTTTACCAAGCTTGCGCATGAATTGAACATTCCAGTAGCTACGGCGAAAAAGATTGTTGAGTGGCGCGCAGGTGAAGACAAGAAGCAGATTGATTCCTACACGAAAGCCCAAGCGGAAGCAGCGGCGGCAGTAGAGAAGCAAAAAGCCGAAGGTAAGAAAGCTCTTGAAGCTAAATGGGGCACCGATTACGGTAAAGAACTTAAGATTGCCGAGCGAGGGCTACAGTCTTTGTCTCCTGCATTGCGCGAAAAGTACAAAGCAAAAGGTCTGTACAATGACCCGGACTTTATACTCGAAATGCATGAACGGGGTTCAAAACTGAGCGAGGCGGAAACTCTTCGTGGTGAAGAATCCACAAAGAAACCGAAGCCTTCTAGACTCGTGGAGTATATAGAGTAACCGTAATTTCCTTTAAGGATCTTACATGTCTACCCTTACAACGGGACAAATCACTATCGCTGAAATGGCGAAGTCACATACGGAGGATGGTAAATACCTTCCCCTGTATGACACCCTTCGACGCAGAAGCACTCTCTTTTCGGATATGCAGTGGGTACAGGCTAACATGCCTGACAAGCATCGCATTCCACGTCGTACAATAGCTGGTACTTCGACTGCCACCGCTTTGTATGAAGGCGTGGCAGCTACCAAGATCAACCCCGAACAGATCGACGAGTATCTCATGAAGCGTGAAGACTATTCGGAAGTCGACGTTCGGGCGAAAGACCTTTATCCCGACATCTTGCAAGAGCGAGACGATCAGGACACCATGAAAATGGCAGATATGGCTTACGATGCCAGTGTGGATTTGATCTACGCTGACCGTTCCGCGACTATTCGAAAGATCGACGGTCTTGCAAAGCGAATGAAATCGCTTGTAGCTGATCAGGTGGTCGACGCTGGCGGCTCTGCTAGCCGGACCTCGATTTATTTCGTCGCCTGGGATAAGCGCTTCGCTTACGGTATCTATCCTCGCGGTTCTACGACCTTCGGGGTAAAGACCGAAGATATGGGCCGTCAACAGGTGAGGGACTCGACCGGAAAGATTTACTACGTCTACCAGAGTCACTTGGAACAAGACTACGGTCTTGCCATCCAGGACCCCAAGGGCATCGCGCGTATTGCTAACATTGACGACACCAACGCGGACCCTTGGACGAACTACACGCTCCAGACGAAAGTAAACCGCATCATGGCGAACTTGAACCTCGGCGGAACCAAATTGTATGCCTATATGAAGGCTTCGCAGTTTGCTCTGTTCCAGAACTTCGTACAGAACAAGACAAACATCTGGTACAAGGTCGACGAGTTCGGAGCGCCTGTAGTCGAGTTCATGGGCATCTCGTGGCGCATATTCGACGGCATCGTCAATACCGAAACAGCGGTAGCTTAAGGAGTAATGAAATGCCTAGATTAGATTTGAATAACATTCTTGGAGACCTCCAAGCTGTCACCGTAACCGCGCCTACCACGAACGTAAAGCAAACCGACAAGCTGCAAATTGGCCGCGAGCGAAAGCTCAAAGTTAAGTTCACCGTAGGAACCGCGTTCACCGCTGGTGGTGCCGCAACGCTTACCATAGCTTTGCAATCGTCTGACACCGTAGGTTCTGGCTATGCCGACCTGGTTACAACTCCCGCAATCGCGGTAGCTGACCTCGTGGCTGGTAAAGAATACGAACTTACCTTCGAAGAAATGAGCGCAAAGACGTATGTCCGTGCCAACTACACGGTCGCAACCGGCCCGATGCTCACCGGAACCATTTCCGCTGTCATCATGGCTCAATAATGACCAAACTTGACGTAGCTAACGCCGCGTTGATGAAGCTGGGGATCAAATCGATCTCCAGCTTTTCCGATACCTCAGAACAGGCGCAGGCGGTCAACCAAGAATATAATAACGTCCGGCTTGAGGTTTTGAGAGAACACTACTGGCCGCGATGTATGAAACGAATCGCACTGGCTCAAGTAGAGATAGATACGGATCTTGATGACGGTGCTTATCAGTACAAATATGCTCTTCCTTCGGATTGTGTAAAACCGCACTCCCTTCTATCAAAAGCTGCCTACACCGAGGAATCGACCTTTCTTTACACCGATGACGCAACGGCAGTGTTGAAGTATCTCTCTAGTGCCGTGGTTGAGCCTGACTACGATGAGGGTCTTCTAGACTGTATCGCAACCAAACTCGCTTACGTTCTTTGCATGAGACTAACGAAAGACAAAGAAAGACTTAACCAAATACAGCAAGAATTCGTTTACAAATTAAGAGTCAATAAGAACTTAGCCACACAAGAACGCACCGACGTACAGCGAAAATCAACCTTGTGGGTAGATCAGAGGGCACCGTGAAAGGTACCGTTACAATCCCTAGTTTCGAGAACGGGGAAGTATCAAAAAGAGCGTTAGGGAATCTGAATATTGAACGATATTCGGCTTCTCTAAAACTCCTTGAGAACTTTATCGTTACTCCCACGGGATCGATCACGCGCAGACCAGGTACCGAATATTTCGTTACACCTCCGGCTGGCGTTCCTTTACGGATAATTTCTGCTTGGAATTATGTTGTTTTGGGAATGGGTGCTTCGCCATCTCTCGCGCTTAGCGGTGTTGTAACAACGGCGGCTATGGATTCGGCGAATATCGCATATATTGACGATATCAATAGACAATTAATTATGTACCGCTGGACTGGATCTGGGTGGATAAAAATCGGATCCGGGCTTCAAATTGTATCAAGCGCCGTTTCTTTTGGATTGTGTTCCCTGAATAATACCGATGTTGCGCTCATCGATGACGTAAATAATACACTTAGAACCTACCGTTTCAATGGCTCGACTTGGGTACAAATTGGTAATTCTTTTTCAATTCCAGGAACAATAACGCAGCGCATGAGTGCATTAAACGCAACCGATATCGCTTTTTTAGATCACAATCTTAAATCATTGCGATGTTACCGCTTTGATGGCACGAATTGGACTTTAGTTGGTGCTGGGTTATCATTGCCTGGCATCGGTACTGGCCCCACGCTGTGTGCTTTAAGCGCAACGGACGTTGCAGTAATTGATGGTACACTCGAATTGCTTCAAGTCTATAGATTCAATGGCAGTTTTTGGGCTGCTTTAGGATCCTCTTTTTCCGTCCCTGGAATATTCTTTCCAGCAATAACGAGACTTACTTCCACAGATATTGCCCTTGTCGACATTACGCTAAAGCTTCTAAAGGTTTTTAGATTTGATGGGGCTGCATGGTCACAGGTAGGAGTGTCTTTTTCTCTATCTGGCATTTACAATGCTTCTAATATTTCGGCAATAAATGGTACTGATATCGCCGCAATCGTTGATACACCAGCTCAAATACAAACTTACCGCTTCGATGGTACAAACTGGCAAATCGTTGGAAACGGCTTATCTATTGATTTTAGCTCTACCGAGGTTAGCTCTTTAAATTTCTACGATCCATATTCCTCTAAACTCCTCCAAACCGTAGACATCTCAGCTTTCAATATCGGTGACGAGTTTGATTACGAGATCATAAAAAACGTCATGTACATGGTGAGTGAGTCGGGTATTTGTTCTATCACTCGAACGCCAGGAACTACGGATACGTTCGCGGCTGATGAATTGGGAATAGAGAGTAGAATATGGACGCAGAAAGGTAACGCCCTATCATTGACTGCGGTGACAAGCCCCGTTCTGTGCAAGTTGAATGCTACCGATTTTGTGTTTGTTGACACCACAATTCAAGCCCTTCGAGTCTATAGATTCGACGGTTTAAACTTTTCTTTGGTGGGAACTAGCTTAGCTACCGGGGCTAATCAGTGTGCACTATGTCAATTAAACGCAACAGACGTTGCTTTATTTGTTGGGGTAAGCGCCGAATTAAGGACGTATAGGTGGGATGGAGATTCATGGGCGCAAGTTGGGAGTGGTTTTTCTATAGTCGGGACAGGGATCCGTGCTTTGGCCAGAATGAACGATACGGATGTAGCTTTCATAGATGCAACGCTTGAATCGCTGCGCTGCTACCGATTCAATGGTTCAACATGGTCTCTTGTTGGATCTGGACTTACTGTAGCCGGTATCGATAAACCGTCACTCGCGTCAATCAATGAAACGGACGTAGCTTTCATTGACGAGACGCTTGAGTCTTTGAGAATGTACCGGTTCGATGGCTCAAACTGGAGTCTTTTAGGGTCCGCTCTTTCAATACCAGGAATTACAGCACCGTCAATTACTGGCCTAAACCCAACGGACATTGCATTCTTAGATACCACGATGGACGTTCTAAAGATTTACAGATTCGAGAACTCAATATGGAGCGCTATTGGGACAGAGTTTGGAATAAGTTCCGCAACTAACGTTGCTATTTGTTCTCTCAGTCCTAATCTTATCGTCGAAATAGATGAAAGCTTAGACAAGTTGCGTGCCTTCTCTTTGTCAGGGAATTATAAGGCTGACGGTTCGGATGGAAACTCGCCTAAATATATCAGTTCATTTGAAGGTAGATTGTGCTTTGCTGCTACCGAAAATAACCCTACTTCTATATTTCTTTCCAAAGCCCCGACAACAGACCTTCAGGATGACTATTTAACCGATCTTACTGTCGGACCTCTTGCTGGTGATTCTATCGAGCTAACATTACGATCAAGTGATATTCAGTGGATTCAAGGTAAGGATTTTCTCTACATCGGAACAGATACGGACGAATGGATCATTCAGGGTGGACAGTCCGGAATCATCCCGGGTGAGGCCTTAGCAAAGATTGTAAGCTCGGAAGGATCTCGAGGCGGCGTATCCTCGGTAACTTCACTAGGGGTTTGTTTCTCGAAGTTTGGCAACGGCCACATCATGAAGAATATCTTCTCTCAAGCCATTCAAGGGTACACCCCGGGTGACTTGGTGAATAAGGCTGGGCACATCAATTTCAAGTACATCAAGAGAATTGAGACTCAAAACAATCCATGGGAAATTATCTGGATACTTGATGAAGCTTACGGAAGACTTTACGCACTTTCAAATACAGGAAAACAGTACGCGTTGAGCCGAATTACTTCCGAGCTTAACGGCGTGGACATACAAGTCATTGACATTATCTCTCGCGCGACAAAGCCAGTAAGTCAGAGCGACGAACAGAGCTACGAACTGTACATGCTCACCAAGAGAACTATGGTATCCGGTTCTATTGGGTATTTCGTCGAGAGAATTAAAGGATTCGATTTATTCAAAGAAGATATTTTTGAATCCACACCTCCAGAAGACACCGAATTGATTAGAAGCTTCCAGGCTAAACCGATACTTGACTTACAGTCAAAGAAGCAATCTACACGTGCCTTAGGTGTCCAAACGCTTGATCTATCGTATATAAATGGGGAGACGGTTCAGCTTTATGCTGTCAGTAAAGAAACGGTAGATGACGTAACGGAATATGCATTTCATGGCGATCTTCCTGGAGAAAAGACAGCTTCGAGTTCGACGGCTATCGAGAACTCTTATTATCTTGACGATTGGATTGTCTACGCAGGTATTCCTGTTACATCTCGAGCAATAACCGCTGGTATTGATTTTCAGACGGATTCAGGACCTACCTTCGGAAAACTCAAACAAATCGGAAGAGTCATTACAAAGCTCGTCGATGCTCTTAGTGTAAAGATTCGTGATTACGGCGCGGATGATTTCACAGAGATACTTCCTGAAACCAACCCGCCCTTGAATCAAGTTGGGCCTCTTATGACTGGAGACGCGATAAAGGAATCTGTTGGAACTCAGTTTAGAAAGGATATTTCGATTGAGATCGAAGTCAGCAAGGCATATCCTGCGGAAATTACATGTCTTGTTGTAGATGTGGAAACCAGTGAATGATTTTTACGTCATGCCGTTTAAGGCCAAAGACGCCGACGAACTAGATATTGTTCTAGGCTCTACGATCTATCGATTTGAAGCTGCTAAACATTCTTATACTTTTAGAGATTCTAAATTAAAGGTCGCTTTCTGCGCGGGTATTTTTGACTATTGGCCGGGAATGGGGGAGGCGTGGTTGATAATGCCTAAAAACAAAACCCAATACATAGGCATTCTAAAAGCTTTGCGGACGATGATTCAAAAGGTTGTCGAAGAGGATAAATACTTTCGAGTCCAGTGTTTCATTGCTGCGCACCTGACTAAAAACCGTAACTGGTTAGAGCATATTGGATTTGAGTTTGAAACAATGCTGGAAAGCTGGTATTCTAGAGGCGAGATGTGTGCCGTATATAGGTGGAAAACATGCCCGCAGCAGTAGCCATACCTCTTTTCATTGCTGGCGCCGGTGCAATAGTCGGTGCTGGAGTTACTTCTATCCAAGAAGATAAGAAGGTGAGAACCGCCGAAGCTGCGGCAAATGTTCAAAACGAAAAGGACGCACTTGATCTTGAGGCGCTGAAACAGCAAACAGCTATACAGGAAAGTGCTCTTATCAGACAGTCTGACGCCGAACAGTCGGGAATTAACGCAAAAGTTGGCGCTTCGGGGCTAGAGGCCGGGCAGACTGAATCAGCCGTGGCTCAGGATGCTTTTACTAAATATGCGGAGGAGCTTAAAAAACTGAAATTGAATGTTGATAATGCTTCTAAACAACTAGAGCTAAACAAGCGCCTCAACGCGCTAAATGTTCGGCGGACACAAGATAATGCCGATTCTGCCGTTGCAAGTTCTTTACTTGGTGGTGTTGGAAGTTTCCTTAATGTAGGTTCAAATGTGGGGTTATTTGGATGAGTGATATCGGCGGGCAGATAATTGGCCTCACAAACCAGATAGCCAACACAGTGGCTAAATCCTACCAGATGCAAGCTCAAAACGAATTGGGCTGGCTCCAGATCGAAGCCAAGCGCGCTATTACCGATACTCAGAAACTCATTAAAGACACCCCTTATACGGAGCAACTTAACGCAGATGTCTACAAAAAGGGCGTAGTAGACCGGCTTCGTTCGTATTGGTCAGGCAAAAGTAACCTCATGCCGCAAACGATAGATCAAGGATCTCAATACATCGAGAATCTTTTACTCGATGGCGAGGGTGAATTCGCAACCGCGATTGAGCAGCACAATACCGGGTACTATGTAAATCAGACGCAACAATATGCAACACAACAACTTGCAACCGGAGATTATGATTCCGTTCGGGAAAGAATCGATTCCGACGTACAGAACGGTTTTTACTCTCCCGAGACGGCTGAAAAGCTCATTAAATCAACTCTCATTCCAGCCGCGAATGACGCGATAAAAGCATACGCCGCACAAACTATGTCGTATTCCTGGGCCATAACAGGAAATGACGGATTGACCGAAGAGCAGGTTAAAATGCTTCCGGATGATGTGAAGAATCTTAGAGCGAACGCACTCCAGGGTGTCTCTATGCTCAACCTCGCAGAAAGACAGTCAGCGGCAGAGCAAAGTAAAAGTATTGTAGCCACGGTGCAAGCAGACCAAGAAGCAGCTTTCAAGGTTATGAACGAACAGGTTCAAGAAGGTTTTACAGCTAAATTATTTCAAGGCCAGCTCACACTCAACGAAGTCTATGCGAATCGCGATAAACTTTCAGACGTTGAAGTTTATGATTGGGCTAAGAGAGTAAAGGATTTCGCGGACGAACAAGAATCAAAAAGAAACGGCCAGAAAGATAACCTATTCAAAACGGGCGAGAACGAGTTTCAACTTGTTCTACAGAGGGGTAGGGACTACTACAAAGGTGTAGATTACATTGAAAAGAACATTCTTCCGGGCGGGAAACTTAATCCTCTTAAGGCCGGAGAATACTACAAGCAGCTTAATGATGAATTGAAAAATCCACTCATGGAAGGCGCGCGCGCGATGTTTGAGCAGGCTTCTCGGTCTGTCGGGGGAAGGGCGCCCACGCTGGACCCATACCTTGCAGACCAAGGACTTGCGGAGATTTCTAAGGCCACCTATCAATCTATCTCTCGAGGCAATGACAAACTCACTGCTCAAGATGTTCAGATGATGGCTAAGAACTGGATAGAAACCAAAGGCGGCCAACAGGTTGCTAATCGCCTCGAGGCTTCCCTTTCTCCTAATGTGAAGGCAATTCTATTCGGCAGTTCAGACCAAGGCTTTCAGGAAGCTGATAGAGTGCGGGTAAAACTTCAACAAGGCTTGGCTTTAGGAATTACGGGGACGCCTGAAATTGCAGACCAAATTGAACGCCTAAAGAATATCGACGTGCAGACACTTAACCGTGAACTTTCTACCGGTCAGCTTTCATTCTTCTCGAATGTTCTTGAAAAAGGTTCTGCTCCGGTAGTTGGTGTGAATAAGAATGGAATACCTGAAATTGCCTACCAGATGAAGAATTACAATCCGATTTATTCGTACAAGGTCGGAAACGTTCCTTACCTGTCTATGAGAATATACACCGATCCCGTGACTGGAGTTAATTCAATTCAAATCATGGACGTACAACAATCTAACGCTCAGCGCAAGGAAGTATGGGTTCCTTACTCTTCACTTGAGCGCCGCACCGCGAATCCAGCTAACCCTACCGTTAGGGCCGTACCTTGAGCGATCTAATTCCCGAATCATTCAACAATACCGCACCACAATCTGGTGATGTAATCCCTGCTTCTCATTCCGATCTACTGCAACAGGAAGCGGTGCAGCTTCAAGAACTGGCGCCCTATGCTATTGGAGACGACTGGAATCAAGTTCTTAAGGACGTTCAGAAGTTCGGAACGCTCGATTCTCGTTTAGGCAAAGATGGCGCCGCAAAGCTTCAAAACTCTCTCTATTACGCAAACGTTATGAAAGTTCCTGTAACATGGGTGTGGGATAACTACGATTCCGCTCAAATGATGTACCGAGGAAAAGTATACGGCGCGGTCGATGATGGGCTTCACATCCAAACCGAATTAAACCGGTCAATTGTCGATATGCAGATCGGAAATGCCTACGAGGATCTTCGCCAGCTGGAAAACACGAAACAGCTTGGTAATAAGTATCTCTCTCAGATCGATCCCTTAGAAAAAGAACAGCTTTTAGAAACTGAACGAAAAATGGGGTATTCGGGAACGGATGTAACAGAACCGGGTAATAAGGAAATCAATAAGAAGATTGCTGAGAAATTGCTCCAGATTGAAGACCTAAAAAAGCAACTTCCCAACCCTGACCCCAATCCTGAAAAACGTGGTCTTGGCACTAACATCTTAACCTCTGTTGCTTCAATCCTTCCTCAACTTGCAAACTCTGCTGTGTGGGGGCTTGTCGGATTCGCGACAGGTGGCGCATTAGGAGCCATTGGAGGACTCGCGCGCGGTGGCGTAGTCGCTGCCGGAAGACTTGGAATGACTGCGGCAGTGTTCTCAAATACCACTAGATCAGAATCAGGCCAGATGTATGGCGATCTCATAACCGAAGGTGTTTCGCACGACATCGCTTCTACCGCTGCGATCACAGTAGGTGTCATAAACGGAGCCTTAGAAACAGCGCAATTTAAGCTCTTACTCGGTGGTGGGTCAGCTGTTACTAAATTGTTTAGAGGAATCGTAAAGCAAGGTCTTAGACAATCGATAATCAAAGGAACTCTTGGAGCCGCTGCCGTAAGATTTGCGCAAGAATACATTGGAAACATTACGACCGAAACCGCACAGGAAGTCGCGCAAGAGTTTGTTTCTGTTGTCGGACAAGAAATCGCAATAGCTGCGAATAACCAACTTGAAGGCACAAATCTTCCTTCTAAGTGGAATGAGGCATTCCCTCGGATCATGAACACCTTGGAACAATCGGTTATGGCATTTGCTGCAATCGGATTACCCGGTTCGATAATAAGCTCGTTCAAGGGCTCTAAAGCAAACATTTCACAGAGTGCCGACCCCGCTGTTATCTCTAAGCTCGTTGCAAATAGACTCAGTCCTGAGATTGTAAAGGATTTCGAACTCAAACAAACCGAACCAGAGACTGCAACGAAAGTTGTCGATGAAGCCGGAAGCCCTAAAGTCTATTATCACGCAGAGGCGGGGCCGGTCGGAATAACACTGTACGAGAATCCAAATCATGCGGCCATTCGTGCGGGCGACCCTATCGTTAGTCCTCAGGTCATGGTTGAGGCAATCAGACAGAAAGAAGGCGACCAAGTTTCTGAGTATGCACAGTCTGTTTTGAATGGAACTCGAGAACAATCAAACCTTCCGGAAGCAGTTAAATCAAAGGTAAATACACTCGTACAGTTCGCGAAAGAACAGCCCAAAACTATCGATGTCAAAACAGCTGAAACGCTCAAAGACTACATAAAATCTGGAAGTAACGGAATTGTCTCATCCTATGTCGATGCGCAAAATGTCGCTCGAGTCAGTGAGGCGGAACTCGCGAATACCGATCTCTCGCAATACGACGCGGTTGAAGTGACTGGAAACAATCCTCGAGTCATCGTCCAGGATGCGTCAAAACTTGTTCCTATCGATTCACTTGAAACAAATGGACTTCCTAAGATTGGTGGTGCAGTAGTCACAAACGATACCGGAAACGCTTTAGAGATCATTGACCCTGAAACCTTAGAGCCGGTCGAGCGCGTGCCTTATGTCATGAATGGCGATACGGCTGTTATCACAGATTTGCCGGACTCGCCCTTACGGGCGCAGCAAGCAATTGAAACGCTTCAATCTTTAGGAACACCGTACACACTCGACATAAGCCCTGCCAAACGTGACGAACTACTCTCTCAGGCTCCGGGGAGAAACGACGTTATCACTGAAATCGTAAAGACTGATGACGTAGCAAATAGGGCGTTCTCGGAACTCGAAACACGCCTTAATGAAGCTAAAAACGATGCTGAACGCTCAGAGATTCTACAATCCTATGAAGATCTTGCCGGACAAATAGAAGGCCGTAGACAGGAACTTTCCCGCCAGCTGGACGAGTTTGACAGGGATTATCTCGGCGAACAAAGACTTAATCCAAATTACGAACCAACAACCTCTAAACGAGAGCTTGCGTATCAGTCCCTACAAGAAAAGCTCAAAATCTTATCGGTATATGACGATGCAACGATAGACGCTTCTATCCAAATCATGGAAGTCCGCGCCCGGGTTATGGGAATGGATCTTTCAACCTGGTCTGACACGTACATTTCGGACATTCGATACCTTGACGAACAAGGTCCGCGCGGGTCGGTGACATTCTTGGAAGACGGAAAAGCAATTATCTCTCTCGGCAAAGACGCTGACGCTACGACTGTGGTCCATGAACTTGGGCATGTGATTCGCAGACAATTGGACGACACAGACCAGGCGACCCTTTTGGGTGTGTACAAATCAACCGAATGGAACAAAGAAGCCGAAGAGAAGTTCGCGCGGGATTTTGAAGCCTGGTTCGCTCGAGGAGAAAAAGCACCTAAAGGACTTCTTGAAGTATTTCACCGTATCGCCATTCTCATGCGCGATCTTGTTGGGTATTTCTTCAATTCACTCAATCCGAAAGTCGATGAGGTAATTTCTAAGTCTTTCCAGGCGCATGAATACGTTCCTCCGGTCGAGCAGCCTGGAGAATCGATTCTTTACCAGCCCTCAAAAGACGATCCCGCTTATTCTCACCCTCTTTTCAAACAACTTTCTGAGGTTATGGCGGCGTACGAAACTGCGAGCGCCCAAGATAAGCCAGTTTTACTAGAACAAGCCAGGCTCATTCAAGCGCAACTCGATAACGAAGGGGTAAGAGAACTCGAAGAAATAAAAGGCATGATTTCCCGAGGCGAAGACGTGCCTACGGAACTCTTAGAAAAATACTCTTCCGATCCTGTTGTGAATGCAGAAATTGAGCGCTTAGCACAACTCGACAATTCAATGATCGAGTCTGACGAAACTATCGGTTTAGAGCCCGATAAAGCCCTTCCCACGACTCGAGACGAAGCAAACCAGGCTTTTGCTCAAGATCTTGATAAGACACTAGACCACATCAAAGAGACCTTTAAGAACATATCGAGTCAGTTCACCGATAAGCTTTTCTGGAAAGAAGCTCGAAAGGCGAGTGATGAATTTGCAATTCGACCGCCTGAGTACATAAAGTTTGATCTTCCGGTCGGAGAAGAGTTAAAGAACTTCATCGAAAATGACGGGGTAAATCCAAAGACCGGGCAAACATTCCGAGAGGAAGCAAGAGAATCGGTCTTAAAAAGAATCAATTGGTACCGCTGGAACTTTGCCTATCTGTTGCAAGACGGGGATCTTCTTTCCTCGTACCAGAAAATAGACGAAACGAATCCTGATTCTATCGCAACGGGAGATATCGAGACTCGAACGGAATCCGACCTCGTTCGCGGCATGGAGCTTTCACAACGCCTTGAATATCTTCGCGAACGATTGAAAGGTCCGTTATCCAATTCTACAAGTCTTGAGATTGACCAGCTCACGGTAGAACTCCGCGACCAAATGAAGATTGCTACGAACCAGGCATACGCTCAAGAAGAGGCATACAAAGAACTTGACGACCGTCTGACATTCTCTATGAATAAAGCTTCCGAACTGCAAAGAGAAGTCACGAGACTTGAAAAGGTTGAAGACAAAAGCACTGAGCAGAAAACGCGATTGACTCAAGCCGAGAAAGAACTCAAAAGCGCACGCCGTGAAGTCAACTCACTCATTAAGCAGACTGACAAAAAAGATGAGTCGATAACCGAACTCCGCGCCAGAGTGAAAGAAGTAAAGACCGCCAACCGCGAGGCCCTTGATTCTGCCCGTAAAGAAGCTACCTTAACCATGAGCCGGTACCGTGAAGCGCAGCGCGTTCGAGCGTATAAAACAGGACTGATAAACCGCGCTCTAAAACCCGTTCCCGGAAGTGTTGACTTTAGATACGGCGAACAGATCGAGACTCTTCAATCCCTCATCGATCCATTCATCCGGAATGTCAAACACGAAACGGTCGCGCGAAAGCTCAAAGAGTTCCGAGATGCTAATCCCGATTTTTACAAACTTCTTCCACTCTATATTCAGAACATTGAATATGCTGAACGCCCCGAGGCTTTTACGATTGCGGAACTCGAAGCCTTGAATAAAGAAATCGAGGAATTGAAGTCTCAAGGAAAGGCCGTCAGAGACAAGAAGCTTGAAGACGAAAAGACCGCTATCCGGATGTCTACGGACAAGCTTACGCGAGAACTCATCAACAAAGCTCCAGATGCCTTAGAAAAGACTTCCTTCATTCGAGCCAAAGGAAAGGCCGGAGATGCGATTCTAGACCTTGTAGAGCCTCAATACCTCTTTGACACCCTCGACGGGAAACAAGATTTCCAGGGCGATTTCGTGAAAGAGATTCACGACCCTATGTCGAAGAGCTACGGCGATGCCGCAAGGAATACAATCGAGCGTTTGACTGACCTTAAAAACAAAATGAAGGAATTGAAGCTCAAGCGAATCGACGCATTCGAACATCTTTCTGACGAACAAGGCCCGATCAAGATAAACCAAAAAGGCAAACCTATGCCGGTTCGGAATCAAGATGCGATGGGAATCTACATGCTCATGCAGAATGAGGAATCCAAGCAAGCTGTACTTTATGGAAACATGATAGCGCAATCCGATATAACCAGAATCGTTAAAGCGCTTCCTCAAGCTTGGAAGGACCTCGGAGACTGGATTATTGAACATGGGTACGGAGATCACTACCAACGTCTGGCAGAAATTTACTCTGATCTAAATAATCAGCGCATGGGCCAAGTTGATAGATATTCACCCATGGCCCGTTTGGGGAAAATGGGGGAGCAATTAGAGACCGATCTCAAAGACGAAATCCTTGTAAGGAATGGCTTAAAGAAGCGACCTGGTGATGGGTTCACAAAAGAGCGCGTAAAGATCGGCAAAAAGAATCAAACTCCAGTTAGACTCGACGCGCTTAATCTTTTTGAAGGAATGATCGAACGGCAGGAAATGTACATAAACATGGCTCCTGTAGCTAAAAAGATAGATCGTATTTTCTCAGGGCGGGGTGAGTATTCGCAAGCGCTTATTACGGGAATCTCGAATGTCTACGGGGACTCGTACGTAAAGTACATTCGTGAATGGCTTGGGCGTTCTGTGAATCCTCCGGCACCCCGAAGTGACTTCGAACGAGGAGTTTTGAAAGCTCGTTCAAATATGTCAGTTGCATTTCTTGGGCTTCGGCTATCTTCGGTTCTAAAGCAAGCTGGTGGATTTTTTCTTACACTAGCGGACGCGCCTATAGCTACATTTACCAATTTCATCAAAGCGACATCCGGAATGTTCTATTTCCCTACATACGTAAAGATGGAAAAACGCATGATGAAGTTCTCGCCAGAAATGCAATCGCGTGTGATTGACTCGTCTATCACAGTAAGCTCGACCGCTGAATCTAAGGCAGGTTATGTTTTTTCGAAAGGTAAAGAGTTCACGTTAAAGCCCTTGGCGCTTATCGATAGATTTACCGTTACGGTGAGCTGGAACGCTGTTTTCGATTCTTTCAAATCTCGAAATTACTCTGACGAACATGCAGCACTCGAAGCAACGAACGCCATAAACAGAACACAACCTACCTCGAATCCGCTTGAATCTTCTCCCTTGATGGCTCGTAGGGACCTTGCTGCGGTATTAACTGCATTCGGTTCTGCAATGAGTAAGATTTTTAATTCCCTTATCCATCTGCCTAACTGGAAATCTGGAAGGTCTGTTTCGAGATACGCGCTCACGGTTGTTGGCACTGCTCTAAGTGCGGCTGTATTCACGCTTGTTAGTCACCGTGGACCACCTCCGGATGCTGAAGAGGAGCCAGACAAAGCATATCAATGGTGGGTGGATTTCTTCTCTGGAACTTCAATAGGTAACTCGCCGATAGTGGGGAGTGCCGTACAAGCAACATTGAAAGGTTACGATCCAGAGTTCCCCCTCGTGTCTTCCTTGTTTGGTGTGTTTAAGGTAGTCCCGGAACTAGTGAAAAATGGAGAGCTGACAGAGGCTCAAGGAAATCGTATGATAACTGACGCATTCGAAACGGCTTCCGTCGTATTCGGGCTTCCGTTCCTGGCTGGAAAAACTGGAGCGCAAGCCATAGAAGATCCAGACAACGCGCTCGAATACTTACTCTTGGGAGGTAAGATCGATGATAACCAAAACTAACTTCGCAAGAGAATACGCCTGTAACGGGGTTACGACCGTATTCGATATCACGAGCGGAGTAGGCGGAATTTATTTCACGGACGATGACCAAATTGTCCTGTACTATAAAGACACAGACAATAACCTGACCTTAATTTCCTCAGGGTACACGATTGTTGACGCCGTAATTACATTCGAAACCGCGCCCTTAAACGGGTTAACCCTGTATATTCGGCGCGAGACCGATGAAATCCGTTCGACAGATTTTGAAGCAAACCGAAACATCGATGCAGAAACGTTAGACGACGACGCCGATAAAGCAATTGCAATGATTCAGGAGCTTACCGCGCGAATCAACCGAAGTCTTCATCTTTCGCTTTCCTCTGACGAAGTAGCAGAAATCGCACTCACTACGGGATTCCTTTATTTTGATGCAAACGGCGTTCCTTCAATTGTCGCAGGGACTACCGGAACTGTAGTCCCTGGATATGGTCCAGCTGCCACACTAGGGAATCTTGTTCAGCGAGATCCTACGACTGGCCGAGCGCGAATCGTAGACGGTGTAGATCCTACAGACATCGTAAACAAAGAACAGCTTGATGCCGAAGCTGCTACACGCCTGGCAAACGATCTTGACCCCGAGTCAATAAATAATGTCGGTTTAACGGCAGTTCCTACCGCAAACGCCCTCGTCCTTTCTCTCAAGCAACAAGATTCTTCCACCAACCCCGCAGCCGGAAACGGTGCGGTTGGTGGAATGTTCAGAAGTTCAACTCTAACCAGTGGTGCGTACTCGAAAGTAATTACTGTAGCGGCGTTATCTCTCACGATTCCATCGACCGCAACAATGGGCCACGCGAATGCGGTGCCGGACAAGATCCATGTCTATCTTGGAAATAATGCCGGTACTCTAAAACTTTTAGTGGCTACCGAAGATCTGTTCGACGAAAAACTACTCTGGACTACGACCGCGACGCCAGCAAATAGCCGGTCTACGCTTTACTCTGACGCTGTCTACACGAACATTGCCATTCGACATATCGCAACTATCTACATTACTGAAGCCACGGCAGGAACATGGGCGACTGCACCGACGAACATCGTCATGGGTAAATCCAAACGAGATGGGGTTATCAAGGCAAGCCTTCTCAAATCGGCTGCAACTTCCCTTACGACCGCAACCGCAAAGACCATTGCAAGCATTTCTGTACCTCCGGGAGACTTTATCATAGGCGGAATGGTTGGCTTCGTTCCTGGAGCTACTACGAGTATCACAGACCTGTTTGGAGCCATATCAAAGACCGACAATACTCTTCCAGCCTCAGACACGCAGGGAGTTCCAACGCAAGGTGAGGTTTATTTAGAACTAGGTTCTGCCGCGATGGTCGCGGGTGGAAGAAACATCAACATTGCAATCCCCGGATATGAAATAAAACTCGCGGCACAGACTACGATTTATCTTGTAGCTCGGGGAGACTTTACCGTATCTACACTAACCGGATACGGATCGATTGAAGCGAGGAGAAAATGAACAAAGTTCAAGAGTTAATCAGAAAATTGCCCGCCATGTGCGGGGCTAAGGACTCCTGGGGTCGATCAGGTGAACTTCAATATATGGACGAACTCACACACTCAGAGCCATTCAAGCGCGTTGAGGGTGAATCATTCCATGATAGATGTGTTTCATATGTTGCTTTCGAGCATTTTTGCACTGATGTAGCGAAAGCAAATTATGGTATTGGATTGCTTCAAATTGTTGATGCTCACAGCAAAGGTGACGAGGCTACTATGAATGAGCTTATCATCGAACTTGAACCCGTCGCGCATTTGTTCACAGATGTCTCTAATATCATGACACTCAAAGAAGCTACTGAGAGTTTTTGGGCACCATGAAAACACTTCAAAGAATGATCGGGGTTATTACTAGCGTAATCTCTATCTTCACCGTATGTGTAAACATATCGCATCCTCAAGCGCTTCACCCGGATCACACCATTGCGGGGATTGTAACGGGCGTTCTCGGTCTTCTTTGGTTTGGTTCCTCGGTCTTTCTTGACAAGCTTTTCCTTAGAATTGGGCAGGTCGTTATTATTTCTATAGTGGCAATTCTTACAATCTGCCTAAACCTAACCGAATACTTACCTTATTCATTGATGGGTATTGTTATGTTTTTCTTCGCAATCACACTCGCATGGGCATACGATCTATTTGACAAAGCACCGCTCATTATCATCGCCGTATCCACGGTGGTTATGTTTGTTACCTCTACCCTGCTTTTGAATTCTGCTATATCAGGTAGTGCAATGACTGCCATTACCATCGCGGTAGCTGCTAGCTTTTGGGCCGTCGCTCAGACTAAAATAAAACGGTTTCGAAAGATGGCTCTAGATTACAGAGAACTCGCGAAAAGTATCGACCATGGGGACAAAGATGGATGAACACGCTTTGCAAAAGTTTCGGGAAGAATTCATTCGTCTCGAAACCAATTATAACAAAGAAATCCCGGAGCTTAAAAAAAAGCAGGAAGTCATGTTAGGCGATATTCAAGAATTGCAAACTGACAAACGGGATCAGAAAATCATCATGCAAGAGATTGCCCAAGAGACCGTTACAGCCTATGTCAATCAAAAAGGCCGGAGACTCAAGGACTGGACGCCTATTATTGTGCAAGTCTTAATCACCATCGGGATACTTGGTGCTGCCCTGATCGCTCTGCAAGGCGTTCTCGCCCAAGTAGCCGCTATGCTCGCTAAAGGAACGCCGTAATGAGTCGAAAATTAGAAGACCTGACCGATTCTTTCCGTAAAAAGGTTGAGCGCTTCATCAAAGAACACCTCGACGTAGGTGTAAAACTCGTCATCATAGAAACCTACCGAAGCGCCGAAGAGCAATTCGCCCTCTATGCCCAAGGCCGAAAGTCTTTAGAAGACGTTAACTATCTTCGAAAACAAGCCGGATTGCCTTCGCTTTCGAAATACGACAACAATCACACAGTTACCGAAGCCGATGGAATCCACAACAAGTCAAAGCACCAGTCTCGAAAAGCCTGTGACATTTGGTATGCAAATAAGATGGGAGACCCCGATTGGACCGTCAAAGATCCCGTTCGTATAAAATCGTTCGGAGCAATCGCAAAACGCCTCGGCATGGCGTGGGGTGGCGATTTTCCGCCACTTGATAAAGATGAAATCGGCTGGGACGCAAATCACGTGGAGGACATTTAATGGACGATATTGGAGCAAGTGTTATAAACCACGTCGTAGCAATTACAGATCAAATTGCGGCGCTTAATTGGGTTCTTATTCTCAGTGGTGTGGGTATTTGCGAAGCCGTTATAACCCGTCACAAAAAGACAGGAAAGGTAACGATCTTGACGTGGTGCCTGCCGCTCATTATTGGGATGCTTTTTGGTGTCTTCAATTATTTTGCGCATCAAGAGTTCAAGCTTACTCTCAGATTCATCGCTCTCGCGCTTGAAAGCGCTTTTGCCTATATGGGTTGGATCACCCTAACATACATTGTCATTCGACCGTTTAAGTATATCGGCGACTATATTAAAAACCGGTCGGACAAAAAGGGGTCTTAATGTGTTCGCATGGTACAAAAAACAATCGACCCTGGTTAAGATTCTGCTTGCTATCCCTTTTCTTATTCTGCTTGTCGTTGCCGGTCTTTTCTCAGCAGGTGGACTTGCAAGCTTTAAGCCAAGAAATCGCGCAGATCGTGAAGAAATATCCCGAGACAAAACCAATATTCAAAACGATTCTAACCGAGTTAGACAGGATACAGGCCGAGTCAAAGACATCGCAGGAGAAATCAGCGGGAATAATCAGCAACTTGGAAAGCTTGCAGAAAACGCAGCAGACGAAAATCGACGAGCAGCAGACTCAAATAAAGAACTTGGAAACCTCGCAGACGCAATACGACAAGGACTCGGCGAAGATCCAAAATGATCTACAAAGTTATGCAAACGGTTTAGAGATGCAGCGCAATGTCAGTATTGGCGTAAACATAGCCCTTAGCATTCTCGCTATTTGGGAATCAATAAAGCTAGCCACAAAATAAAAGCACCCTGTGGATTAGTCAGGGTGCGAAAAAGGAGGAATACATGGAAACGCGGGTTTCAAAATTAAGTATACACCATTGTTCCAATTTTGCAAACTTTTTCTTGCATTCCTTAAAACTCGGCGCTACAATCCTCTCAGGAGGATTCCATGAAATCACAATCTATGTCTCCAATTCGAAAGACAGGGTTCATTCAGCGTGTTGTGAACTTTTTCAAAGGCAACAAGAAAAGTCACGACAAAGCGCCAACTAATAAGCTTAATACAAGCACGAAAAAGAAGCGCTTCAAGTGGCCGCGAAACAAACTTTCCCGCAAATGGCTCAGACGCCAGGTCTTCGGCGGTGCCGCTGAGCGTATGCTCTATCGAACCAATACAAAACGCCATGCTAAAACAATTTCTAAAAAAGCTGTTTAAGCGCACTCATCCCGTTCCGCCACTCGATCCAGAAGTTAAAGAAAAGATCGAGCTGGCCATATTCCGCGCATGGGCGCATTACTGGCGAAAGCACGGCCTTAACGTTCAAAGATAAACCCGTCCGTATGGGTGGGTATCAAAGTATAGGAGGAAGTCCCCTTAGCGCGGGATTTTCGGGAGTCGTCTTGTTTTAGATGATATGTCCTATATGGACAGTATGGAAATGTAAACTGGCCTTCCCTAACCGGAGGGCCTTTCTATTTATGCTTGCAAATATACTTTGTATACGCTATAATCACCTTATGGATTTAACAATAGCTTCAATGTTCAGCCGTGCTCTCTCATTAGACTCGGCAATAAATTACAAGGGGGAAGACATGGAAAAGGAAAGAAGTGAGGTTGACAAACTCGTTATGGATGAGGAACGTAATCTCATGGCCAATAACAATTATTGGCTTGATAACATTGTTACTGATGACCGTGTACCTGAGAATATGGTTGGCGTGCCTAATACTCATGGTGGGATAGACCTTTATCCGGCAAAGGATTGGGCGCTACGATTTGAATCAGAGTTCCAAGCCAATCGCCAGCCACAAATAGACAAAGAAAAGGCCAAGCTTGCACTTGAGCAGGAAATCACACGCATGATTCATGACTTCACAGAATCGACCGGCGCTAAGGTTGGATACGGCTCGATTACGTTTGTTGAGAAAGAAGGTAGGCCAGCTTATTCAACACGATTGGAGCTTAGTGTATGAGCGACACAAACGAACTTGCAACAACCGAAAAGCGCGTTGCCACAATAGCAGACCTTCAAGTAATGGCAAAATCCCTCGGCCCTCTTTTCAAAAAGAGTCCTGAAAATATGTTCGCCTTGATGTTGATTGCGCAGGCTGAGGGTCTACATCCAGCTATAGCGGCTCAAGAATACGACATCATCGACGGGCGCCCTGCTATCAATTCTCGTAGCGCCTTGGCAAGATTCCATAGGGCTGGCGGAAAAATTAAATACGTAGAGCGAACCGATGCTATATGTACGATTGATTTTTCCCATCCTCAGGGCGGTGAAGTTGCTATTACATGGACCATAAAAATGGCAGAGCAGGCCGGATTGCTTGGCAAGGATAATTGGAAAAAATATAAACGGGCTATGCTTGCTGCCAGATGTATTGCCGAAGGCATACGGGCTTGTTTCCCTGCCTGTCTTTCTGGCCTCTACACCGTAGAAGAAGTCCAAGACTTTCCAGAAATGCGGGACGCAAATCCGCAATCCAATCCTGACGGAATGGAAAAACGAGCCGAGCTAATCACATATCTCGACAGCATCAAAGAACAGATTCCGGCCGAGCAATTGCCTATGCTTAAAACCAAGCTAAAGGCAGCCAGAGACGATATATCGGCACTCGATGAGCTTAGGGCGTTGATTGACTCAATGATCGATTCTGAGCCCGTTATAACGCCTCAAGAACTCATGAACGCCGATGATGCGGAAGTTAATGAGATCGCAAACGAAATATTCGGCGATCCGAAACAGCCGGAGATATTTTGATGAGTGACATAATCCAAGGTTCTCCCGAGTGGCACCAAGAAAGACTCGGTAAAGTGACAGCCTCTCGAATGTCCGATGTTATGGCAAAAGGCAAAAACGGCGATTATTCCGCAGTCCGGCGTAACTATATGGCCGAGCTTATCTGTGAAAGGCTTTCGGGAAATCCAACCGAGGGCTATTTCGGAAAAGACATGCAATGGGGTGTCGATAACGAGCCTTTGGCAAGATCGGCCTATGAGGCTGAAAAACTCGTAGCCGTGCAACAGATAGGCTTTGTGAACCATCCGACCATTAAGCACTTCGGCGCGTCTCCTGATGGCCTTGTAGGTCTTGAGGGTGGCATAGAAATCAAATGCCCTAAGACCGCTACACATATCTTTGACAACCTTCTCCAACCCGAGAAAATAGATCGCGAATACGTCCTGCAAATGTACGCCCAAGCTGCATGTACAAAACGCAAATGGTGTGACTTTGTTTCGTATGACCCGAGATTGCCGGAAGACAAGTCTATTTCCATTTACCGGCTTGAGTTCTCGCAGAATGTCATTGATGAGGTCGAGGAAGCTGCTATCAAGTTCCTCGCTGAACTAGAAGCAGTAGTCGACCGCATCTTCGAAAAGCGCCCTCAGGGTCGGGAAGAATATATCGAGAGGTGGCGATCATGAATATCTTGGAGCAAGTAAAAATCGAAGAAAAGGAGCTGGCGGTTACCCTTAGAAAAATGGCCATAACCATAAGGTTGCGAGCTATAGAGCTTGAAGAATTGGCTATAGAGGCCGACAAGAATGCAACCCACGCCCCGGAGTACCAAATATGAAAGCCACAAAATACGACCCGCGAAACAATCACACAGAAACCAGGAGTTAACTATGGACTTATCGAAAATTAGAATAGAATCGGCGCCCGAGTTTGATGGGCCTGGATTTCAAAATGGATATCCGGTGGCTTTCTTTGGTGCTGATCCAGATGGAAGACAATATTGGTTAACATCTCCCGATGATTCTTTTACTCCAAAACAACACGCTGAGTTTTTCATGTCGCTTGCGCAGCGCATCAAAGACCTTGAACAAGAATTGATCGAAGAAAAGAACCGAACGAACGTATTGAACTTCGGGCAGTGAAATGTTCAAAGCAACCCTAAAGCGCATTAGAACCGGCGATGCTGGTGTGGTGTCTTATGAAATCCCCAAGTCCCTACGACTAGCCTATAAAAAGGAAATAGAGCGCTCGCCGGAGTACAACACAGTCACCATTGATAGACCTCATAAACCGCGCACAACAGGTGACTTGAGCCAAAATCACAAACTATACGCACTGCTCAATGAACTCGCGCAAACGACCGGCCACGAGGTCGCGGAACTCAAGATGCTAGCCAAGTATCAGGCGGTCAAGCGTGGCTATCCTTATCGGTGGATAAAGGTTTGGAATCCTGAGCAGCAAACCTACATAGACCAGATCGAGCCAAAGCATGAGTACGAGCTTTCAACAGTCGAGTGTAGTTACTTGATCGAGGAAGTTACAGCTCTATGCGTTGAGGCAGGAATCATCCTTGATTGAAAGCACAATTGCATGATACATTTACCTATGCATAAATCGAAATACGACCAGACGTTGAGCGCACGCATCCTAGTCGCCATGAACGAAATCAAGGAACCGGTGAAAATCAAAGACCTTGTTCGAAAGGTCTATTACGGTAATTTCCACCAACCATCGAGCGTAAGCCATAGCATTGGTATATCGTTGCGGGTCTTGATGAAAAGTGGCCTTGTCGAAAAGGTTTCTCGCGGGGTTTATCAACTTGCCTCACATTCCTAAGTTCATACCAAAGAAGTACCCTAGGATTGTGGGTAGGCTTGACGCGCTATGCCGGAAAATCGTTAAGGCGCGTGATAAAAAGTGTGTGCTTTGCAATTCTATGGATAATCCCGAGTGGGGGCATTATGTGAAATGCCGCTTTTATGGCGCAAGGTGGGACCTGAGAAACGGAAATCAATTATGCCACGATTGTAATCAACGAGACGAACGAGAGCCAGATATATACCGAGAGTTTATCATTCGAAAGTATGGTCCAGAAGTGGAGGCCGAGCTACAGGGTCTTAAAATGGTCATCGTCAAACCTGTCGACCAGCATATGATATTAGCTCAATTACAGGATGAGGCTAGGAAATTGGGGGTGAAGGTATGAAAGTCATGTGTAAGGAGATTGAATGAGCAAAAATAAGTCTCGCGGCAGACGTAAGAGAAGGCAAAATAAACAAGTACTTCGGTTCGGTCGAAAGTCAAAGCCGAAGCATATGCTTAAAACTGGCAGGACAGGGTCGGTCCATTCGAAATATATTAAAACGCTTATAAGCGGTCGTGGTGAAACGGTAGACACACCGGGCTTAAGACCTGGCGCCATTGGCGTGAAAGTTCAAATCTTTCCGACCGCATCGGTTTGAGTTATGTCGCAAAATTGGGATAGCAACCCACCGGTGCTGACGTTTCTTATCCAGCGTGGCTGGCATACCTGCGTGCCGAACGTATGCTTTTATTTACTTGAAATCCACCCCAATCCATAGTACAATACAACAAAATTAGTTAGATCGAGTCGGAAAGCAGCACTACCTTTCCCGCTCGATTTCGAATATGTTGCCCGGTTTTGGTAGTAGTGCACCAGACCGGGCTTTTTATTTTTCTGGAGATACTTTGGAACTTCTAATTTCAGATTCTAAATCGTTTGTGGATGATAATGATTATGACTTGGTTTCTAAATACCAATGGCATATAAACTCCCGCAGAGGGCTTAAGTACGCGGTCGCTACTATAGATGGCGAACCCGTATTAATGCATAGATTAATAACTCAAGCTCCTAACGGCGTGATGGTTGACCATATAAATGGTAACGGCTTAGATAACCGAAGGGTCAATTTAAGGCTTTGTACACATAGTCAGAACATGCGGAATAGAAAGATGCATTCTAATAACGCAACTGGATTTAAGGGTGTTTACAAAGATGGTAGATGCAAAACAACAAAAAAATATTGTGCCCAAATAAGATTTAACGGCAAGCGCATATATCTTGGTCGTTACACCACGCCAGAAGAGGCTTATCAAGTATATTGCGACGCTTCCGTAAAATATCATGGTGAATTTGGCAGGATAATATGAAGTGGTTCGCTCACGAATCCAACGCCAGTAGTGACGCAAAAATAAAGAAGCTCATCCTCGCTTACGGCGCGGAAGGGTACGCGGTTTATTTTCACTGTCTCGAACTTATCGCGTCAGACATCAACGAAAATCACATCAATTTCGAGCTTGAACATGATTCCGAAATCATCGCCGACAATCTAAAAATCAAGGGCACCGGCACGCAATCAGGTCGGGATAGAGTGGAAGAAATAATGTTGAAAATCATTTCCTTAAACCTCTTCCAAGAAGATCATGGAAAAATATTCTGCTTACAGCTCGCTCGCCGGGTTTCTTCGGCTCAAATTAAGAACGAAAAACTTAAATCTATACAAGTCGCTGTAGAGCAAAGACTTACAGAATCTTCCAAGAATTTCTCGGAAAATTCCAAAGAATTCCGTCTACCAACAATACCAACCAACAAAGATTACCAACAAGATCAACAAACCAATAGTGGTGAAAGTGAGCAATTTTCTCCTCCAATAAAAACAGCCAGACGCGAAATAGATCCACAGGAAGTAACCAACTTTATCCAAGCTTGGGACGACTCAGGATGCCTACCACCATTTAGAAAAACACGTCTCAACATTCCAACACACGAACAAGGGCCGATGTACGATAGCATGAGTTGTTACACCCCGGAGGAGATTGTTCAATCCCTCGAAAATTACATCAAACTCAAAAGCGATCTTTCGACATACAAGCCGTGGACCTATGCAACGCCGGTTGGATTTCTAACCAAGGGAATAGGGGTACACATTTCGGTAGCTAAACCCTTAGAAGTATTCGCCAGCAAGCATGGCCAACAACAAACCATTTCCGAGGAAGAGCACGCTAAGCGATTCAAAGAACTGTACGGAGAAAACCATGACCAAAATTGATTTCATGTCAAAACTGACCCTTCGCTATCCTACCTTCCTGACCAGCGAAAACAAGCAGAAATCGATTCGATTGCAGGACATTGAGGATTTAATCAACCTGTACGATGAAATCGCAATAGGCAAGCTTTGGGATTGGTTTTACAACACCTACGACAAGAACCAGCCACCGTCGAGGGCGACATTTTACAATGGCGCTCAGCTTCACGGAATAAGATCTGAAAAGCCAGGCAGTGCCGCGCAAGTTTGGTATCTTTTTCGCTGCAAATGCCCGAGCGTTAAAAACGCCTCTATGAAGTGCGGCGGCCTTATGCCTACTAATTTATACGAACTTCCGCTTTCAGGCTCTCCACTGAAGCATAGATGCCCCGTATGCGGTAGATCGATCATAGTACTTGACCTGGAATACGCAACTTTCACCGACAGGAAACCAGACTGGCAAAAATTGAATCGGCACATGGCAGATCACGAACCGACTGGCGAGCTTAAGGATAACTGGGTTGACGAGTCGACAAGGCCGCTTTATCAGGCTCAGGCAGATCACATGGAGATTTTATCAAGATGAAAAAAGTAAAACTGGAAATCGAACTAACAACAGCGCAGTGGAGCCAGCTCGCGGCGTATATTCGCTGGGCTAATGATGAGGGATCGTACTACGGCAATAAAGCGCAATTCGAAACTCGCCATAGAGAAATATGCCAGGAACTTAGGGCCAAAAGCATGGGCACGGAATTATTCATGCTTGACTTGAAATAACACTTGCAAATATACAATGTATATGCTAATGTGTATGGGAAGGGGATGAAATGAAAACCTACACCAAAGAAGAACTGGCAGAAATAATCAATAAACATTGGGCGTGGATGCGAAGTCAAGATGGTGGCCAGCGTGCAGACCTCCGGGGTGCAGACCTCCGGGGTGCAGACCTCCAGGGTGCATACCTCCGGGAAATAAAAAACGGAGAATATGCCATTGCGCAAACTATCATCACGCCCGAAGGCGACTTGATTGGCTGGAAGAAATGCAACGACGATGTAATCGTAAAGCTCAAAATACCAGCAAAAGCAAAGCGTTCAAACGCAACAGGTCGAAAATGCCGTGCTGAGTTTGTGAAGGTGCTCCAGGTTTTCGGTGCAGAAAAGGGCATTTCGAAACACGACCAAAAAACCGAGTACGTCAAGGGTGAAACTGTGAAATGTCACGAATGGGATGAAAACCGTTTCGAAGAATGTGCAGGCGGTATTCATTTCTTTCTGACTCGAATTGAAGCAGAGAATTATTAAACCCGAGTCGTACGACATCGGTAAGAGACAAGAGTATGAGTCTTAAAGGGGGGTTTGGTTCTTCATACGTGTGACCGGGGGCACGACGATCCAACCTGCCCCACTTTTAAGATTCTAAAGACGATAAGGAGGAGGGATGATTTTAATATTCATATTCGTTGGGGTGTTGGTCCTGGGCGGAGTACTCTTTTACTGGTCGGTAGTTGACTACGACTCGTGGAAAGAAAACCTTGCGGTAGGGTTGGGAAGTACTTCGTTTCTGGGGCTTGCAATCTCGATCATTTTGATCCTATTTGTCCCCTCAAGGTTTCAAAGTGACAAGATCGAATACGATGTCGAGGTGACGTATCTTGCAAGCATCGTTGATAACGACCAGATGTCATCGGATGAACGCATCAAGGCCCTAACGGTTGTTCAGGAGATCAACAAAGATATCCTTGCAACCAGAACATGGCGCGATAATCCATGGGTCAATTGGTTCTATGCGCATGAGTATGGCGACTTTAAATTGCTTGAGTTCGGCGCGGTACCGAAGGCGACGCTTGATGTGCAGGTGAATCGAGACAAGTAAATACAGTTCCCAATGTCATCTGCGCAGAAAGGATGAAAAAAAGTCAAAGCATGTGGAGTCATGCTAAGCGTGTAAAAGTCTACGGACCACGCCGAGCAGCAATCGTTAACTGTTGTGGCAGGGAGGAAAATTAGACAGGCCACTCCCGCAAACAGCGGCCCTACGCTGGCGATATTCGCAGTTCAGGGAACTATCGGTCATAAGAACCGTTTGAGGTCGCCTAAAAGGTCAGGCGATATCCGGGGACGTCTGCAAACCCGGAAGCAGTGAGGCCGCAAGGGTAGGGCGGCTATAACGGGTAAGTTGTGTGACGCTCGTCCTATGCATGATACGGACTTGCTCCCGAAACCACCACCGGGTCAACGCCGGACACTGCTTGAGAGGCGGACAAAACCGCCTGTAGCCGTCTAATTAACGGCTGAACAAAGAAAGGACGCCGGTGTGCAGTAACGGGTAATTGTCCGACTGTGGTGTCGCCCTGGGTATGGTACTGAAACGAGCACCAAAAGCCATGCCTTTTGTCTGTCGGGGGATGAAATAAAGATTGGGAAGTTGGCGTCAATGTCGCCCACCCCGGCAGACATTTTCCGGTAGTGGTGGTATTGGCAACCACGGGGAATAGCTTAACCAGATGCAGGTTCAATTCCTGCCTACCGGGTTTCCCACACGTTTTAGAGGAGGGTTTGAGATGGCGAGTGTCATGATAGACATACAGGTTTACTGTGAGAACTGTGGTGCTGGGATTTGCGACCACGTATCACAGGCAAAATACACCGAGGGAACCATCAAGATAGAACCATGTACTACGTGTATGAACAGAAAAGATAGTGAAATTGAAGAACTTAAAGGCAGAATTATGGAGCTTGAAGAGCAATTGGTAGAGGTAACAAAATGACCGTTTTTAAGGCCAACCTGACGGGGTTGTTTACGGGGGTGGGGGTGTGAAAAACGAAGATAGATACAGAGTTGTCATCACGCAAGTTCAAGGCGCTCCAAACTGGACACTTTATTCGGACACGAAATTGATGGCTGATAACCATGCAGCAAGGATCGTAAAGGCTCTTAACGATAAAGCGAGCACCGCGTTCGTTCGCGTATCCAAAGACCGAAGTCTTTATGTTAAGCGGGAGAATGTATTTGATGTTTCCACTCGCGAACCCGAGTCATGGAAAAGAGGGTGAAATGAAAGACTGGAGTATTGCGATGAAAATCAACCAGGAGCTTATGCGGGAAATTGTTCAGGATTGGTTTAACTCGAACGTCATGTCGCGTCTTAGAAGCGAAGTCAAGTCGGTGCATCAAGGTAAAGACGGAAGGTTTGTCGTACAGATCTCCAAGCCGCTTCCGAAAAAGGAAGATCAAAAATGACAGGTACATTCAAAGTAATAGAACCGGGTAAGGTTGAGTTTGAACTTACCCTCAAGATGGAACTTGATTCGTGGATCGCATTGGCAAACATCGTCGAAGATAAATGGCCTGGCTATGATTTTAGACGCCTCATTCAAGACATGGTCCGACAGGCCAAAGAATCGTTTTATCCAAAGGAACCATAATGAGGATTACAGTCGAAGTCACTATTAGCGACCTAATTCGGCGAGAGTTCATCTTCTGGCCCGTAATTGAGCATGACGGGTGCTCTTTATACCTCGACGAATATACACTTCAAGTACGTAAGAGCAAGAAGCATAAATACAAGCCGGAACATTGGTATAGGCGGCTTGAATCACGCCATTCTATACCACTGACAGATGTTCCAATTGGGGAAAGTATTTTTGCCGAAGCAGAGAATGTGTTTAGACAAATGGTAAAGGCAAAGCTATGGATACGAAAATGACCCCCACACCATATGAAAACAGACAGAAGGCGGTTGAGTTGCTAAAAGAATACCAAGAAGGCGACGAAGTTCAGTGCCGAGTAGCTAAATGGGGATTTTACCATTTCGTCGGCCTATCAGAAGGCATTAGACTCCTGATCGAAGGCCACGATGTCCGCATCAAACCCAAGGAGACCACAAAGATGCAAGATGATACAAACGGTGAAAGCGATGAAGCCTACCAGCGACGGCAAGAGATCAGGAAGCTGATGGAGTTGCCGAGGGGGACGAGGTTTCAATACAAGGATAAAAATTACGATCACGAGTTCGTTGATTGCGCTGGTGAACCCGCTTGGGAGTTCAATCGATATGACTACCGCCCAAAACCCCAAAAGCGTAAGGTGTTGCGACCGTTGAGTGAGATTATCGCAATGGCGGAAGCAAACAACACCTTAGAAATTGACGCCGATGGTGGATTTGTAAAAGCTTCCGACAGACATAGAGTTAGCATTATTTGGCTCGGCAAAGTAGTAGGTCAAACCAAAGAAGAACTTGGAATGATGCGTGATTATCCCGAAGCCTGGTTTCGCGAAACCGCCGCGTGGGTCGATGCTTTGAAAGGAGTAGAAAGTGAAGATAGAAATATTTAAGCGTGCGTTTGCTTCACCTCGTATCTGGTGGAAAAACGAACATCATGAGTTCGATGAAGATGGATATCGGTGGCGACATTACACCTGGCTCTGGTGGCATATTTGGGTAGGAGTAAAAGCATGAGTGAAGTGATAAATGAAGAAAAGTTTAGCCCGGTTTTTGGATTTGAGCCGGGGGTTGTGGTTGAAATAGGAATAGCTGTCAAGAATGGATTTGATCGAAGTACTTTCTATTTTGAAAGGTACGATCAGGCATCCGACAGTGTAATGCTTTCTACGCACTGGCCTATATCTGCTTTCTCGAAGCTTAACCGATGGTGCGAAAATATAAAGTCAATTCGCATCCTTTCAGGCCCCTTCCGCTTCTGGTCCGAAGATGTGCCAGAATGGGCTGAAGTTCACCATCATGCAGTTACTGGTCGAAGCGCCTATAACGAGTTCGGTCCGCAAAGCGCATCAACCTGGTGGTCAACAAGAAACGAAATTGACCCAACTGCATGGCAGGAACTTGAGACAAGAAATCGAATACTAAACGATAGTTATTCGATTACTCATCGTCCATGGTGGCACCCAACCCCCGAGGCCCCGAAATGAACGGGTTGTTGAAAACTTTTGAGGAGGCTTCAAGATGATTTTTGTAGCATTTGGTAAATGGAACATGAGTTCAGGGCGTGTGTTTATACGCGAGCGGCTTTATGGGCCTATGGGTGAATGGACGTGCTTGGTCAAGGTGAGTTTTCGATATCTCAAGACCACCCGAGAATGGTCGTCGAAATGCGAGACATAAACCTAAACCTGCCCGACGCCATCGACATGTCCTTCCTTGACGAAGACCCCGTTCTTGACGAGGCGCTTGACGAGATGAAAAGGGTGAGGGAGTGGGAGGATGGAGTGGAGGTAGAAGATGAGAAAGTTTTTCAAAGAGTTCGTTAAGTTCGCAAAGTATGACCCTACAATAGTTTGGGTATTGCTTGCGTTTGTTGGCTGGTGCATTGGCGCAGCGTTGGTCTACTTAAAATGACCTCCCCCACCGAAACCTACGCCCTCCGCGACACCAACGAGATCAGTAAGACGGAGCATCGTTTCAACGCGGTAGGGGTGATCATCTTTTACTGGTGGGTCTCGATCATCTTTACATGGATGGGCGCGCCAGTGGTACCAGAGGATCCTAAGTTGCCAGTGCCAAAAAGTTGGGATGAACGTCACCCAACCGGGTGGTCTGAATGGCACCTTGAAAAACCTGAACCGATTCCTGTTATCAAATGGGTGGAGGAGTTGGATAATGGCAGTATCAATAATTGACGGGCAACGAGGCTACTCGCATCGATATATTCGAGATGGTGAGAGTGCAGAATATTTCTATCCTGTATCACGGGCTAAATGGGTTGCCGAGCATCGAAAAGAGACACTGCTGATAAATCGAAAGCTTAAGTGTTTTTGGAGCAAAGCACATAGATTAGCGTTACCCATAGTTGAAAAGAAACTTGGTCCATGCCCCGATACTATAATCACTATTTGGGAGGAATAAATGAAATGCGGAGCATGCCAGAACTTCCTCAAACTCAAAAACGATCAACATAGCTCCGGTCTATGTCAGCAGTGGGACGCGCGAATCTACTCAGATCATAAGACGTGCAGCTGTTTCAAACGCATTCCGTATGACCGACTAAAGGAGAAAACAAAAGATGAAAGTAGACGCAACGATATACTTGACCTTTGATGTCGATGACCGCGATCCAGACGTCCAGGCTCAAATGCTTTTGGACAGGATTATCGCTGATGTTGAAGGCATTCATTGTGCTTACGATGTTCATGCACATCGCGGCGATATTGAGGAGCACGAAGAATGACCGCCCTCCTCGACACCCTCACCCTTTTGCTTGCGTTTGGGTGGGTGATACCGCTGATGATTTGGGGTGTTAAATGTCTCGCGCAAGATCTTGATGAATGGGAGAAAAAGAAATGACGCTGATAACCGTGGCCAAAGTTGCCGAAGCTGAAGGGTGCCATCGAAACACCGTATCAAACTGGTGTTCAAAGAATGGCATCAAGCGATGGGGCCGAGATTACTTACTCAGCCAAGAAGAATTGGAAGCCTTTCGCAATAGACCAACTAAAGGCCGACCGCGTAATACGAAAGTAATACAGATGTAAAATGTTTAGGTTCCGCTTGTGTAAATAAGGGCATGGGCCTATACTTATCTTCATGGTGATCGAAAGACACCGCAGGGTTTAAGGGGGATGGGGATGAAAGAAAAGACACGGGAAGAAGAGCTCGAAGATATGCGAGGCGATGTCGAGACCGCGCTGCGCGAACAAAGCGAAGCTCAGGTAAGATTAAACAATGCGTTGGTCGAAATAGACCTTGCAACTTGGGCAAAAGAAGAAGCGGATAGTAAGGTTCACAAGACTCGTCTTGACCTGCTTAGGTTCGCTGAGTTTGTAGATAAGATAAAATAACCAACAGCCTCCCCGCGAGGCCAATGTCAAAACGGTTTAAGTGTACCTTAGAGCACAACAGACCATAAAACCGTAGACCCGCAAAGACTGGTTAAGAGCATGGAAGGAGTGAGGGATGAAATATCTTGTAAGGATTCTAAAACAAGACACAAAGGAAGTCGTTGAGGAGTTCACGCCGACAACTGAGCGACAGGCTGAACGTCTTGAAGACGGCGTGAATATCAATCTTAACCATACGGAGTATTGCACTGAACTGGTTGAGGTTGATGACAACTACACCCGCTCGGTACAGGTAACAACTCCGTAAAGGCGGAGGCGGGCACACGGCAGCAGTGCACAAAAACCAAAACAGGAAAGGAGCACGGGGTGATAGACACTACAATAACAGATCGTCAAGCATTGTTTCTGGCGATTGTCGGGATACCAGTAGGGTCAAAATTACTATTAATATCAGGCCCATACATATCAGCAATGATCGAACATGACGAGGACTACGGGTTTACCTACTGTCTTGAAACCAAGCGTGGTCATACATGGCCATCTGCCAGCACGACAGAGGTTAAATATTGGAAAACTGAAGGTGGAGCACGGCGAGCGTTACAGAAACGCTTACTCCGCTAAACCAAAACCCCCAATGGGGGAAGGAGAGAGGGCAGGATGAGCAAGGAAATAGATAATTGGTATCCGACTTCTGAGACCGACTGGAAAATTGTTCGGGAAACACACCGAGCTTTATACGGATGTGATTTTGACGACCCTTCACAGGCGGCAGTCAGAAAGGCACTTTCGATAAAGCGCGCAGCTCGCACAGTTCATAGTAATGAAATCATGGCCAGAAGTACCGCAACAGTCACGGTAACGCGCGGCTAACAAACCCCCTCTAAACGTCGGGGTGGGAGGATAAACGGTTGAAGGAATCATTTGAATTGAGACTGAGGCGGCATTACCGACCCGGCATCTTATTTCACGACCTGGAGTTCAGTATGTATCCAAGCGATGACTATCCGAAGTATTGGAACTATGCTTCTAATGGTGGACCTCCAGGCGGTCGAATGTCGTTCTCGGCGGCTTTGAAACGCAGGGGATTGAGTATCGTGGGGACTGGCGGGAGAAAGAACGTTTACAACGAACTACCAACGCCCCAACAAAACACAGAGGGAGGGCGAGGTGGTGAAAGGTTTGCATAAATTACCACCACCGAAGCCGGGTGAGCCTTGGGATTGGCCGAGGTTGATGCGGTCCGGTATTCCTGGATGGTATTGGACCAGTGATCACCCCCGAGGCTATTACGGCTGGTGGGTGAAGGACGAGTACAATGTGAAGGCAGGTAAGGGCGGATATATGGTCATGGCCGATCCAAACAACTTAGAAAAGCAACCACCAACATACGATGAGGCTAAAAAGCTTGGGTTATCACCTTTGCATGAACGTAGAGTTGTTAGGGAAGAAAACGAACTTTACCCTAAAACTCTCGCGCCGTATATCACTCGCGCGGAACGAAAATTCTTGAAATCTATTGGTGTTGAGGTGCCCGTCTACCCCCACACCCTAAAACACGGAGGATGAAGTGAAAGAGATTGAGGTGCCATTTGACATCGATATCAGAATGGCCTATGGCAAAGAACCAAAGCCGGTTGATATGAACGATGCGTTCAAGCGTGGTGTGTACTTTGGGATTGCCTACGCCAATCAAGAACTCGAACGCTTAAGTGCACTAAAGAGGCCGTTTTTGTCGGATGAGGAGATCACATTAGCTGCTATACGATGTAGCGACCCCAAAGAACACGATGCCTTCGATTGCGGCGCCCGCTACGTCCGCGATAGGTATGAGGAGATGCTGGGAGCGGTTGAAGACGTTAAGCCATGGGTGCCTGAGGTAGAGATGAAGTGTGCGTTTTGGTTCAATGACACACAAGACGAAATACCTACGATAGCTACTATTGTCCTTGATGTTGACAAGAACGACAAATACGAATCATGGATTCAATCCATAGAGGGTGTTTGGTATGACAATTGCGCCCTCATAGAAACCCTCGACGAAATCGGTAAGCCGCCAGCATACTTCATCAATCGCGGTCGTTGTACCGTTTCAAAGGATGTAAAATGATCCTCGACGATGTAGAAGACGTA